TCTGGTAAATGAGTTGGTATCTCAGAACTATACCAGTTCTTATAAACACCCTTTGGTGCAATAATTAATACACCATTAATCTTACCTTTGTCATAAAGCATTGCAACATTATCTATTAATACTTTAGATTTACCTGTACCCATTTCCATAAAATACGCAAAAGCTTTTTTCTCCCAAGACATTTCTAATGCTTTGAGTTGATGTGCGTATGGCTTAGTCTTAAATTTGTAATTCATAAATTTTCTTCTTTCTAGTTGACACTCTATCAAAAACAAACTATATGTCAAGCCATGAAAGATAGAACTGTTTACGTCATACAGGAAATACCTGGTACAAAATCTGGAAACCCAAAAATAAATATTATGGGTGCAGCAAAATACGGTGAGTTTAAATTTTTACTTCCTGAGTTATCGCAAATGATTTTTTCTCCTGGTCCATTAATTTTTAAATTAAGAAACTTATTAAAAAATTTTACATCAGAAGATTATTTATTATTAACAGGTGACCCTGCAATAATTGGTGTTGCATGTTCTATTGTTTCTGATATGACAAATGGAAAATATAATTTGTTAAAGTGGGACAAACAAGAAAGACAATACTACCCAATAGAAATAAATTTGTACGAGAAAGGAAATACAGATGAGTGAGTTAGAAAAAATGTTTATTGAGGATGCACCTCAACAAGTAAACGAATTAAATAATGTAGAATCATTATCTAGCCATGTTTTAAAATTACAAAAGCTAGAAGACGAAATTAAAATGGATGAAGAAAGATTATCACAAAAGAAAGCACAAGCAGATAAACTTTCACAACAAGTGATACCAGAGATTATGGATTCAATGAAACTTAAAACTATGAAGTTAAGAGATGGATCTGCAATAGAGGTAAAAGAAATTTACAGCGCTACAATACCAATAGATAAAAGAGAAGGCGCATTTAACTGGCTTCGAAATAACGACTTGGGTGATTTGATTAAAAATGAAATCACTGTTTCCTTTGGTCGTAACGAAGATAACAAGGCGAGCGAATACGCAGACCTTGCAGAGAGCAATGGTTACCAACCGGTTCAAAAACTTAAAGTGGAGCCAATGACTCTCAAAGCACTATACAGAGAGCGGGTTGAGAAAGAACTTGACCTGCCCTCTGAACATTTCAATCTGTTTAAGGGAAACAAAACAAAAATAACAAGGAACAAATAATATGAGTGAAGAAACAAGAGACATAATAAAACGATCAACTGGTGAGCTATCTGCTTTAGATTTCGTATCAGACTCAGGAATGGGTTTAGAGAACGTAGACAAAGAAGACTTAGCTTTACCCTTTCTGAAACTATTACAATCAGGTTCAGATGAAACTAAAAAGAAACATGCAAAGTATGTAGAGGGCGCTGAAGCTGGTATGTTTTATAATACAGTTACCAAAAAATTATACAATGGTGAAAAAGGAATAGAAGTTATTCCTGTGTTTTATAAGATGACATATCCAGAGTGGGCACCTTTTGAAAAAAGAGAAGGTAGACCTATACATAATGACAGAGGACCTGGTATTATGGCAAAGGTAACTCAGAACGATAGAAACAAAGATATGTTAGATAATGGAAATGAAATTATCAAAACAGCAAATCACTTTGTAATTATTAATGGTGAGCGACCAGAGAAAGCTTTGATGACTATGAAGTCAACACAGCTTAAGGTTAGTAGACAATGGAATTCTTTAATGGAGAATGAATTTGAAAACGATCCTAGTACAGGGAAATCTTTACAAGCACCTACATTTTCTAGAATTTACAAATTAAATTCTGTAGAGAACTCAGGTAGTTTTACTTGGCATGGTTATAATGTGTCTATGTTAAGAAAAGTAGACAATGCCGGCCTATATCAAATGGCTAGAGATTTTTATAACTCTTTGAAGAACAGTCAGCAAAAAGCTGCAGCTGTATCACAAGAGGAATCTAACTACTAATTCGCCTCTACGGAGGAGATAGGAGCGGCAATGCGAGAGTGGAGCCGCTCCGACCCGGGATCTTATGGTTGAAAAATTTATAGAATTATTTAACGGATACCAAGGAGACTTTGGTATAGCCGACATGTCTTCGGCACAATTAGACACTGACAAAAATAAACTCAAACCAAACTACGAATGGGCTGGTAGACCTATTACACAAGGTGACTATCGAGATCACATTGAAGGTAAGATATCAATTGGTATACAACCATGTAGATTAGATAGAACAGTTCAGTTTGGTTGCATAGATATAGACTCAAAAGATTATTCTAGTTTCAAAGTAGAAAACTATTTAGCATTGTTTCAACAATTTAAATTACCATTAGTACCATTACTATCTAAAAGCGGAGGACTGCATTGTTATTTGTTTTTAAAAGAACCAATACCAACTGTCGATCTAATCTCGGCACTGAAGTCTTTTCTTCTGCCTCTTGGATTAGATCCTGACACAGAAATTTTTCCAAAACAGAAAGAACTAAAGGAAGATGACAAAGGAGAAATCAAACCAGGAAACTTTATAAACTTACCATACTATAACAATGGTAACACTAAAAGATATGCAGTTGATAAGAACAATAACAAACTAGACCTAGATAAATTTATAGAAGTTGCTAATCAAAATAAAATAGGTAAACAAGAGTTAGATAAACTTGTAGAAGAAACATACAGAAATATTTTAGTAGGAACTCACGAAGAGTTTGAAGATGGCCCACCTTGTTTGGCATTGTGTTCAAAAAGAAAACTAGATGATGGCAGAGATAGATTTATGTATAACTACATGGTCTTTGCTAAAAAGAAATACAAAGACAAGTGGCCAGACTTTGTTGCAAAAGCAAACTATAATTATTTAGAAGACCCATGGGATAAAACAAAATTAGATTCTAAGATTACTGCATGGAGAAAAGATACTGCAGGTCATACTTGTTACGAAGATCCAATACATAGTAAGTGCATGCGTAGTCTTTGTTATACAAGACCATTTGGTGTGAAGTCAGATAGTATTACTATGTTTCCAGACATTACTGACTTTGAAATTATTATGTATGCTGAACCAGAGTATAGATTTAATGTGGCATTACCAGATGGCACTAAGGCTGGCGTTGTAGCAAGCAACAGGCGACTGATAACTAAACAAACAGAACTATTAGATTTGATATGGGAGCAAACTGGTATTTATCACGAGCCATTAAAACCAAAAGATTTTAGAGCAAAGCTTACAGAGTTTAGAAAGAACTCTACAAAAATTACACCACCTGCAGGAACACAGATAGAAGATAGATTAAACGAAGAGTTATATCAATATTGCGTTAATGGACCACGTGCAAGAAACAGAATACAAATTAACAGTGGATCTTGTTTGACAGAAGAAGGACATCACTTCTTTAGATTTAATTCTTTTATAGATCACCTAGGATCTAGTTGGAAAATACCAGAAGAACGAATAGCACAAAAACTAAAAGACAAATGTGGTGTGGAGTTTAATCATTCTTTAAATGTAGAGGGTAAAACAATTAAGGTATGTAGAGTTAAACAACTACACATAGATAAGATAGAATACAAACCAGTAGAAAGAAAAGAGAGTAATTACTAATGAGATACAAGGTAGTAGGTCCTCCAGGCACAGGTAAGACAAGAAGATTGTTAAACGAAGTACAAAAGTATGTAGATAAAGGTGTACCATTAAATCGTATAGGTTACTTTGCATTTACTCGTAAAGCTGCAGGTGAGGCAAGAGATAGATTTTTAAAAATAAAAACAGAACTTACAAAAAAAGATATTAAATACTTTCAAACATTGCACTCTTTAGCATTTAACAGATTAGGTTTGAAAGAAGAAAATGTAATGCAAGATCTAAATTACAAAGCAATAGGTGATACTTGTGGTATTCAAATTAAATATGCATCGTATGAAACAAATAATTGGAATGGTATCTTTTCATCTGACAGTGAGTATCTAGGATTAATTAATCTAGCAAGAGTAAAACAAATATCAGTATTAGAACAATTAGATTTAAACGAACACCTATCAAAAATAGAAAGAGATAAGTTAGATGCAATAGACAAAGAGATAAACAATTATAAAAAAATATATAATTTAATTGATTTTACTGACATGATACAAAAATTTTTAGATACAAATGATACACCAGAGTTTGATGTTATATTTATAGATGAAGCACAGGATCTATCTCTAATACAATGGTCCATGATTAATAAGATAGAGAAAGACACAGGTTGTGATGTGTGGGTTGCAGGCGATGATGATCAAGCTATATTTGGTTGGGCTGGTGCGGATGTGGATTCTTTTATTAATTATGATGCAGAAGAGATATTATTAAAAGAGTCTGAAAGAGTGCCAAGTAGTATACAAAAAATAGCGTTAGATGTCATCAACAGAATACAAGATAATAGGATTGACAAACAGTATTTTCCAAAGTCTGAAACTGGTGACATTTATGAAAGATATAAATTATCAGACATAGATATGACTACAGGTGATTGGTTAATATTAACCAGAACAAAATCATTATTAAAACCAATACCAACATATTTAAAAAAGAAAGGTTTATTTTTTAATACAGCACAAGGAAATAGTATTGGAAAAAGTTTGTACGAAGATATACAATACTGGTCGCAATTACAAAAAAGAATACCACTTCCTGACATACAAGTACAAAGAATTAAAGAAAGAATAAAAGACTCAATGAATCTTTCATTAAAATGGTATGATGCATTTGATAATGTATCAGATAGTCAAATAACTTACATGAGACTATTACTATTAAATCATGAAGATCCAACGAAAGAAGCAAGAATAAAAGTATCAACGATACATGGAGCTAAAGGTGGAGAAGCAACTAACGTTGTTTTATTTTTAAATGAGACAGCAAACACAATCAAAGGAGCAAAAAAATCTACAGCTAAACAAGATGAAGAGTATCGTGTTTGGTATGTGGGTATAACAAGAACTATGAAAAATTTATATTTAATAAAATGTCCAAACAAATCTAAGGAGTTTAAATTATGAGTGATGATCCATACTTAAAACAAGTTTCTGGTACACATTATATGTACATGGAGATACAGCCAGCAGAGTTTATTAATAAGAATAAATTGCTTTTTGCAGAAGGCAATGCTATAAAATACATATGCAGACACTCTCACAAAGGCGGAGTAGAAGACATAGATAAAGCTATACATTATTTAGAAATGATTAAGGAAAGAGATTATAAATGATATTCAAAGCGCAAACAGAATGGGTGAAGCCTACAGAGTTTCCTGATTTAAGATTTTGTGATGAGATTGCAATTGACTTAGAAACACATGACCCTGATTTAAAATCAATGGGATCAGGTTCTGTAATTAAAAAAGGTAAAGTTGTTGGCATTGCAGTTGCAACAGATGGGTACGCAGGATACTTTCCATTCGATCACGAGGGTGGTGGCAACCTAGAAAAAGACAAAGTAATTCAATGGTTTACAGATATTTGTAAGACTACATCAACAAAAATATTTCACAACGCAATGTATGATGTGTGTTGGATTAGATCTATGGGCATACAAATTAACGGACAGATTGTTGACACGATGATTGCAGCATCACTCGTAAATGAAAATAGATTTAGATATGATCTTGGATCTTTAGGTTGGGACTATCTTGGCCAAGGTAAGAATGAAACAGAATTAAATAATGCAGCAAAAGAATGGGGCGTTGATCCTAAAGCTGATATGTGGAGGATGCCTGCAATGTATGTTGGTAACTATGCTGAACGTGATGCAGAGTTAACTTTAGGTTTATGGAAAGTTATGCAGAAAGAAATTATAGATCAAGACTTAGATTCTATTTTTCATCTAGAGACGGATCTTTTTCCTTGTCTGGTCGATATGCGATTTCTTGGGGTGAGAGTGGACGTTCAAAAAGCTCATGAACTAAAACAACAACTAGCATCAGAAGAAGATACACTACTCCTAAAAGTAAAAAAAGAAACAGGAGTGGATACTCAAATATGGGCAGCAAGATCGATCGCCAAAGTTTTTGACAAACTAAACTTACCTTATGAAAGAACTGCAAAAACCCAAGCGCCTTCATTTACTAAAAACTTTCTTTCTACTCATGAACATCCTTTAGTACAATGTATATCAAAAGCAAGAGAAATTAACAAGGCACATACAACATTTATAGATACAATAATAAAACATGAACATAATGGTAGGATACACGCAGATATAAATCAAATCAGATCTGACAGCGGAGGAACAGTAACAGGACGTTTCTCATATTCTAATCCAAACTTACAACAAATTCCTGCTCGTAACAAAGACTTAGGTCCATTGATCCGATCCCTCTTTATACCTGAGTCTGGTTGCGAGTGGGGATGCTTTGATTACAGTCAACAAGAACCAAGACTAGTAGTTCACTATGCATCCCTTGATCAAGACACAAGTGTCTTTGGCGTTAAAGATTCTTATGAAGATGGTGACGCTGACTTTCACACAATCGTTGCAAAGATGGCTGACATACCTAGGACTCAAGCTAAAACAATCAACCTTGGTTTGTTTTATGGTATGGGTAAAGCAAAGCTGCATCTCTTTCCC